CAGTCTTAGCTTTTACAGCTTTGCCATCATGTAAACTCCAACCACGCTGTGTCCAAATGTTCACATTGTTTTCGTAATCTACTTTTTTTCTTTCAATGATAGAGCCGTTTTTATCATTAATAAGTTTTACAGTTTCAATAGTCATAATTTTTTATATCAGATAAGGGGTGGGTGTACCACCCCTTAATTGTTTTGTTTATTAAGCCGCTAAAGTGTCAGCAGTTATTTTAACTCCATAAGAATCATGAAGTTCGCCAACTCCAAACACCGCCGTAGCTACAATCTCATCTGCTCTTAAACTTGCATCACGCTGAGACTCAATTTTCAAGTCTTGCATCATAGCTAGTCCTAAAGCGTCTTGTGAGAACACGCCACCAACAGAGTCATCTGAACCATCTACTGCTATGTTTGAACTTTCAAAGATTTGTATTCCAGCAACGTTGCCGACAAATCCAGTTCTCATAGCCTCATTAGATAGATCTGTGTCTCTACCAACAAAAGTATTAGTCAAAGATTTTTTGACATTAAAAATTTGTTTAGGGTGAAACACGCCGTAGTATGGTCCGGGTGCTTTGTTAGTTTTTAGTTCTGCCGCACATTCAAATAAATCTTGAACAGTTACCTCAGAACCAGCACCGGGGCCTTTTTCTGTTGAGAACCCAGAAAACAAAGCCGCCAAATCAGTATCAATTTTAGTTGCAATCGCCTCGCCGAATAGTCTGCCGATGTCAGCCGCAACATTTCTTGATGCTGAATTTCTTGCTAGGTCTGTTAATGTTGTCATAATACCAATCTCTGCCGCTGTTATAGTAACAGATGTTGGGTTTACCGCTGTGTTAGAAAGATCAGTTGCCTCATTCACTGCCGCCGCTGATACATTTGCATAAATCGGAACTTCAACCGACTTACCACCACCAGCAATAGTGTAGTTTCTGACAAGACCTCTCATAATGCTTTGCTCTTGTGCTACAAACAAAGCCTCTGCTACGATCTCAGTATATAGTTCTGATATCGTGCTACTTGTCGTTTCATTAGCCATTTTTACTCCTTAATGGTTATTTATTGTTAAGAACAATCTTAGTGGGTTGAGAATCTCTCTGCTTTCTATACTCAGCATACCTCTTCTTGTCCGCTGGATTATTCATATTTAAATCACTCAGATTGAAAGGTTTACTGAGTTCTGACCTATCCACATTTGACACTGAGCCACTGCCACTCGGTGAGGCAGAAACAAAGTGCGGGTTCTGTGTTAAAAACTCATTAACTAACTCGTCAGTAGTTAAAAGTTCTCCCTTACTGTTATATCTAGCTATACCATTTTTATCTAGAATTTCAACATTTCCTGATTCGTTTAAATTAATATTTCCTTTTAGTAATTCAACAACTTGGTCAGGATTGATAGCTTTATTTCTTGATGCAGATGACAATAATGCTTTATTAACTTTAATGTCTCTTAGTTCAGATTGTAAGCTATTAATTCTTTTTGAAGACTCATCTGATTTTTCTTTTAAGATTTTTTCAAACTCTCCTTTTTGAATTTTAGATTTTTCCTCTGCCTCTTTCTGTAATTTAACAGCATTGATTGCAGTATCTAAATCATCAACACCTAATTTACTGTAAGTAGATGCTCTGTCTTTAGCTAATCTTGCTTTGACTATTTCGTTTACTTGTTCCTCAGAAAATTTTTTTTCTGGGGTTTGTTCTTTTGGTTGTTCAGTTTGGGTTGTTTCATTAGAAACAGATGGTTCAGTAGTTTGTTCTACTTTTGGTTGTTCATCGGCCATTTATATCTCCTTATATGTTCCAATCAGGATTTGTTGGAATCCAAGTGTGCCGACAACGATAACCCCCTCTAACTATAAAAGGGTCTCCAGAACTTTTGCCAGCCCATGACCTTGAGTTCCAAATATCCCGAATTTCTTTTTCGGTTAAAGTTTTGTTTACCATATCTCTACAAAAAGGTCTAGAGTCTCGCACTAAAGTTCCTGTATAACTAAAATGATTTAATCCACTGTCTTTTGCTTTTTTAACTGTAAACTGACCATGAAACTGCATTACTGAGTCATGTGCTATCTGACCAGCATATTTTCTTAGATTTTCTCCAGCCCTATCAGCGGCGTACTGTGTTCTAAGTTTTGTTATGCTTTCTTCAACCTTAGATTTTAGACTTGGGTTGTATTTATTTTCATTAATATAATCTACTAACTCGTTGATTTCTCTTTGGTTTGACTTTTGATAAACTCCGTTAATATGTGATCTAATATTCTTTTCTACATCAGCAAAAGGTCTGCCAGCTATTGCACTCTGATAAACCTCGTCATTAATCACTTTTAAAAATCTTTCTGCAATATCTTCAAAACCACTAAATGATTGATATTTGAGTGCATTAATAGTTTGTAAATCAACTTGTGTTAAATTCCTGAAATTTGCGGGTATAGGCATTTTGCCAAACGTATCTAAAACCTCTTTTGCTATTTTGTTGTAATCTTCATTAATTAATAAATCAGCCTCATTCAAAAAAGTATTTTCCATAGCTTGTCTTAATTGTGGCTGTAACTGTATAGCTAATCTTGTTGATATTAACTCTCCACCAGTTGATTTTCTTACAGAATTTATGACATCGTCCTCTAAAGTGTAAAGAACATTTACAAGTCTTTCTTCGTGTTGATCTGCAAGTTTATCTAATATTTTTGACATTCGTTATAATGGGAAATTTTTTTTCCATGCACGAATCGACCAAAATGCTGGCGACAAAGATTTTTGCCCTTTTACTTGTCTTAAAACCCCGCCCATTCTCGCAAGAAACGACCTCTGGCGTGCTGGTATATTTTTTTTTATAGACATCGTAGGGTCGCCGAATCTTACTTTTTTTACATTTTTAGTTTTACGATCTCTTACATAAACAGCAAACTTTTTACTTTGACCGGGTGTTCTAAAAGGCTTACCGAGTTTGACTGTTCGACCTTGATACTTTGCCATTGTTATTTTCTTCTTTTTTTTCTTAAATCTAAATCGTGTTTTCTTGAACCTCTTAGGAAACTATTTACTCTACCCATAGACCAAGCCGCCATAGGAACTCTCCGACTGCCAGCCGACAAAAAAGCCCCTTGGCCACGCCTGTACACTTTTGCTAGTGTTGCATAAGTATATCTTTTAGATGCTTTTGCCTTACGTCTTAGTGTTGCTTTTGTAGCCGCAGAGAGTGGTTTTCTAAATTTACTAGCCATTATGATTTAGTTCTACTCCTTAATAATCCCCTTGGTATAAAACCACCTGATTTGTAGATTGATGAAACTCTTTTGATTAGGCTGGCTCTACGAGTTCTCTTTGAACCACGCAGTCCACTCAAATATTTCTTTGGTATTCCTGTCTCTTTGTCTTTAGGAACTCTTCTAACTTTCTTCTTCTTCTTGGCCATCTGGAGTCTGTCCCTCGATTTCAGTTGTCGTAAATTGTCCTCTAGTAGTTCTGGTATTATCAATCTCATCATTAATCGTTTTGATTACATCGTTGTCATCTATTACTGCCTCAGCAATTTGTTTATCAAGTTCTTTGTTAAATGTTTCTGATTTTATTCCACTAGCTTTGGCCATTTGTAAAAATTGTAAATCATTGGCCCAGTCTCTTACATCAAATGTATCTGGATAATTTACTGCCCCGTCCCATTCTTGATCTTGCCATTTAGCGTACAAGTCCCAGATTTGCTCTTCGGCATTTTCTAAGAAATCTGCTTTCTCAGATAGTTTTGCATTCAATAATTGAAACTCTGTTTGTAGTGCAATACCACTAGAGATTTGATTTCCTGATGTACCTCTTACTGAACCCATGTGTGTAATACGATCTATTGCATCAATTTTGTTTTGTATACATTTCATAATACCATCTAGGTTTTGTCCACTTGGTTGAATGATGTAAGGTTTGAGATCAGCTTGCATATCCTCTGGTATTTCTATAATTGAACCAGCACCAGCACTAGCCTCAACATTTGGAGTCTTAACTAAACTTGGGTGGTTTGCTAATCTAATAAGTTGTTCTTTTTCAGAATAATCATTGTATATAGACTGTTGTAAAAAAGCCACATCAGCTAAATCACTAATACCTATTGGTCTTTTAGCACCTTTAAGATTGTAAACATTAATACAAGGAATAACTCCGATAGCGTTTGGCACTTGGTCAATTATTTTTACATCGCCCTCTGCATATTCTTTTTCATAATCTGTTATTTCGTAAGTTATTATTTCTTCCTCAGTAAACATTTTTAATATTGCTCGTTCAGAATTTATGTCCTCAACAACCATCAACATATCTAAATAAAATCTTCCACTAGATGCTCTTTTGTAATTCCAGTTCACAATGTTTTCTGGTGTGTAAATAGACATATAAGGTCTTATGTCTTGCTGTAACTCTTCGGCTCTAGTTCTTAAATTTGTTTGTGGCTTATCAATAATGACCCAACAGTTCCCGTAGATGCTTGCATTCATTTGCACCTCTCTCATCATCGTGTCGAATGATCTGCCGTCTAAGTCTGCATCATTAACAAATGCCTCTAGCTGTGGGTCTCCATCTAAAGAACCATAATCTCTAGTCGGTGGTACTCTCCATAAAAAGCTAGTGTAAATCTGGACAACATTTTTACAGTGATTATCAACTGGTGTATGTCTAATTCTTTGATCGTATTCCTCTGGAGTCTCTAAAATATATCTATGTAAATAATATCCATTTTTGTAATCGTTTCCTCCAAGATATGATCTAATATAAAATTCCCAGTTCTGAATATTAGCGTGCCAGAGAGGGTGTTTACTTGTTAAAAATTTTCTATCCATCAACTCCACCTTTGAAGAGGGCTAGGTTTAAAATCCCGTTTGACTGGAAAATTATACTCAACCATGTAACCTAACGCATCATTGAAATGGTCGAAACCAGAGTCTTTGTCAGGCACATTTGTTCCCTCTTTGTATATTTGTCTTTCTATCGACTTAATAACATTTTTGCAAGATTTTAAAACATATAAACTATTTATACCTTTGGCATTTTTAAATTTAGAATTTACCGCATTTATTCTATCTCTAACAAGAGGTGCTTTGTTTCTTGCTCTAACCTCAAACCCAGCATTTTTTAAAAGTGCAAGATCAGTCATACCACCAGCAGATGTCTTTCTAGCTTTGGAACTTGGGTCCGGGTAAATAATAATTTTTTTATTTGGGTATCTATTTTTAATTTCGTCTATCATTTCATTTGTATTTGATGACCATATTTGTATTTCGTCAATAATATATATCTTATCATTTTCTATTACAGAAACAACACCAGCCATCGGGTCGATATTAAAATCTTGTCCGATGTGTATTGTGTTAAATTTGTGTTTGTATGTATCAATAATATTTTTATCTCTATCAAAGTTGTAATAAATAATTCCAGCATAGTTTACAAAGGTTGCTAAATACTCTTGTTGGAAAGTTCTCTCATCTAAATCATTCTTTGCTTGCTCTATTTCAGACTCAGATACTTGGCCTCCCTCTAATGTAGTATATTTAAAACTCTGCCACTCAGGGTCTTGTTTACTGTAGAGATCATAAGCAAAGTTAAAACCCTTTGGCGAAGAGCAGAACAGTGCATGGCCCAATGTATCTGATAACGTAGGTCTAAGAACCTCGTACCAAGCCTGTGGTTTGATGTCAGCAAATTCGTCTAGCACAATAAAGTTTAAGCCAACGCCACGCAAAGATTGATCGTTGTCTGCCCCCTTTAAACTTATAAGAGTGTTGTTTTTAAGCAATAATGATAAATCAGACTCATTTATTCTTTTGACCCATCTATGCCTAAGCATCATTTCTTTAAGCATATCCCAACAAATAGTTTTACTTTGTCTGTAACTAGGGGACACATACCAAACCCTTTGATTTGGAAACCTAGCAAACTTGGCCATTTCCTGTATTGCTAAAAATGTTTTACCAAACCTACGGCCAGATATTAAAACTCTAAATCTTTTGTTGCATTTAATAACCTCTCTTTGAGGGTCAGTAAGTGGCATTAAATCTGATCTCCCCAGCTGTCCCAACCATCTGCTTTTTGTCTAGCAAACAATTCTATTCTAGGTAGATCGCCACATAACTCTACAATGTTATCTCTGATAATAGCTGGTTTTCTGCTATGCTCTTGTCTTTTACTAATTACTAATTGTTTTACTGATTTAGAAACTCTTTGTGGTTTACCTTTGGTGGCTAGTAAACACTGCTCAGGATTGCACCTTGACCAGTAGCCCATGCCAGTAAAATATCCATCAGATTTTATATTTTGTTTGACCCATGTAAAACCAACTGTTTTAAACGTAAACCCCCAGTCTTTAATAACACGAAGAGCCTCTGGCAACATCGAATCAATAGCCCAAAGAAATAAAGTGCAATCATCGTCAGAAATATCAGAAATAGGTAGCTTACAAATATCGTCAATACTAAGGGTATTATAATGGCGGATAGCAGATCGTTTCTGGCCCTTTTCGGAATATGTTTTGAACGTCCATGCTGGGTCTGCATAAATTATTTTATATTTTTTCTGTGGAAATGGTATCACTCAACATTCCACGCCAATGGTTCGTCATCTTCCGTAATAATGTTCTCTGACTGACCTAATATTTGTTTGCCTAACCATATCTGCATTACAACATTCCCTTTTTCTGCACTCTTCCATTGTAGCTGTCTAAGCCTCATTTTCATTTCTGCCCGACCTTTTGTCAGATATTCCGAATAACTCTTTTCAATAAGGTCAGCACTACAACCGAAGAAATCCCCGATCTCTTTATTAGTACAGCCTAATGTTGCTAATTTTTTGACTTGTTCTTTGTCAATATTATATTTTTTTGGTCT